ACAACATTACCAACATGTCCTTCTTCTGCTAATCCATCAAAAAGTTTCCATTTTCCATCAGTGGCGTCACGAGCAAGACCAGTGTGAGAATAAGTTCCGCTGGTATTCTTGCCGCCCATAAAACCGCTGTCAACGGAATCAGTTAAATCATTATTTGAAGCAAGATAAATTAATGGGTCTTCAACAGAATATGTCGCGACGTTGATATAAGTTGTATTTCCTTCAAGATAGATATTTCCACCAATAATTAAATCTTGAGTTACGTTAAGAGTTCCTGTAATAAGTCCACCAAGTTTTAAATTAGAATTATTTGCTGCAGCATATGCTAAATTCGCCTGTGCATATGCGGAATTGGATTGATTGTGTGCATTTGTAATAGCAGTGTTAATAGTACCAAAAGTGTTATTGATTGTTCCAATAGTTGTATTAACAGTCCCAAAAGATGTATTCAAAGTCGCAAATGTAGTATTTGCATCAGAACGCGCAGCATTTGCTTGCGCATACACCGTTCCAATATTTGTATTAACAGTATCAAAGGAAGTATTCAGTGTCGCAAATGTTGAACTTAAAACTGAGTGCGCATTGTCAGCATGAGAGTATGCAGTGTTTGCGTGATTAAATGCAGCATTGGCTTGATTTCTTGCAGCATTGGCTTGTGAAAACGAAGCATTTGACTGGACTGACAAATCAGTTCCTGTAGAAAGTCTGATTCCAGTAGATGTAATTACTGCGCCACCAATATTTGCTGATCTGATTCTAAGCGTCATTGACCAACCTCAACCGTCTTTACAAGTGCTGTCCAGCGAATTGTCTTTCCTGTTTCGCCAGTGACAAAAATGTTAATTGTATTGTTTGTATTGTCTGCTCTCGCGTCAACAACATAATCAGCGTCATCTTCTGCAACAACAACCTCATACAAACTTCCGACGTCAGCAACAGTTCCGCTAAAGTTATCCACAACACCCTTTAGATGATAACCTGCTGATTCGTCAGTCGCATCTGTTCTTCTTGCTACAACATCAACGCTATAGAACATGGTTGTATTTGCTGGAACGGAGATGCGAGTGCTTGTTCCATTTAAGAACAACTCACTTTCTGTGTTACTTGTTGTCGTTCCACGAAGAATATAGGTTCGTGAGATAGAATCTGCTGAGTTTGCAAACCCACCAGAAGTAAATGAATACTGGCTGTCACTTAAACTTAATGTTGTTCCATTATTCGACAAAGAAGGTAGAGGAACTTGAACTGCTTCAACAGAACGAATTTCAACAATACCATTGGCTTCTGGAGGATAAACAAACGTAATTGTATTCCCAGAAACAGAATAGTCAACAACAGGGACTTGAGTCACACCGTCGACGAATACAAAGACACCATTCGTTGAATAAGAAGTGGTGCTTAACGTGAAGACATTCTGAACACCATTTGCGACAAACTGATCAGAAATAAACGAACTAGCATTCACCAATCCAACATCAATAATAGAACGAACTTCAATTGTCGTTCCATTGAGCGGAGCAGTATTAAATGTTAGATTCTTACCAGAAACTTGATAGTCAACTTGCGGAACCTGAGCAACACCAGAGATATAAACAAAGGCTTTGTCAGTTGACGTTGATTTTGTTAATGTAAATGTATTTTGAACACCGTTGGCGCTGAATACATCTGATTCAATAGTAGATGTGCTTCCGCCGCCACCTGCAGCAACTTCAAATTCAATATTCGCATTACCGTCGCCAGAGTCTGTCACAACAATCGAAACGTTTGCAGTATTGACAAAGTTAAGTTGCTTGGCTGATAGTGTTGAGCCACTATTCTGAGAAACTCGAACTGTGTTTGCTGCGGCATTCGCAGCCGCATAAGCATTGGCTAATTCTGGAACACTGAATAGAATGCTCTTTGGAGTGTTTGAATTATTTGCAGAGATCGAAACGCCATCACCACTTAAGAAGTTGACAGTATCAAGACCAAATGCTTCGAGTCCTGGACTACCATCTACGTTCCAATACTTGAACGTGCTGTTAAGTTGAATGGTGACAGTATTATTACCTTCATCAACAACAGCCATTCCTGATTCAGTATCAAACTGAATCGTGCTAATATTCGCAAAAGTATTAACAACGTTGCCGTTGCTTGAATAAACTTCACGAACAGTGATTGGATTATTGGCTTTGGCGAATGCAGCAGTGGCGATTGCAAACACAGCATTGACAATATTTGCTGTGGCAACAGAATCAACAGAGTTGCTTGTATAAGTGTCGTCTGTGCGAACACCGATTGTAATGGTGTCCGTGATTCCATCACCTGCGATATTAATCGCAGTGCCAGGAGAGAGTGTTAGAATGTCTGTGTTGGAATCGGCGATAATAATTGCGCCGTTCGCATTGATCGTCTCAAAAGTATTGGCGCTTGTGCCAGAGATCTGCTGAATTGCATTTGATGGGTCTTTATAATAAAGAATACCATCAGCGTAGTTGAGCGCAATCTCACCGAACTCGAGTTCTGAGTTCGATGGTACATTACCAGTCTCACCAGATTTTTTAAGTTTGATCGTTGTCGACATTAAAAGGTGTCACTAACTGCTATAAAATTGCTCTCTACCGTATTTAGAGCCGCTTTCTCAAGTCGCTTTCTCTTACGTGACTTCAGCTCTTCAACTTCATTTTTGAGCAATTCAATTTCAGCAGTCAGTGAATCAACTTTTTTCTGATTCTCTGCATTTATGGCATCGACAACTTTGTTTGTCGCAGCTTTGAGACTTTCGATCTCATTGGCTTGTGTTTTAATAATATTTCTAGCATCAACTAATTCGCGTTTAAAAGTCTCAACATGAGCATTCTTAGAATTCGCCTGTGCGTTGGCTTGCTCTAGCTGAGACTTGAGTGCATTGAGTTGTGATTGAAGTGCGTTATTATCGGTAGAAACTGATGTGAGGTCTTTAATCTTTGCTTCTAGTTCTGCGCTGCGATCGTTGGATTTTTTAGAAACCTCTAACTGCGCTTGCATCACTAGATTTTTATTAAAAGCCTCACTTAACGTCTCATTTAGTATCCGAATATATGCATTAACAAATAATTGATCATTCATAATTTACTCCTATTAGAAGGAGCCACCATCTAGCATAGCAAATGTTGGAACTCCCGAAGCGATTTGTAATAGTTGCCCCTCTGTACCAGTTGCAAAAGATAGAGAACTTGACGTTCCACCATAGAAAACACCGTTCGGAGTAAATGCGCTCACGCCAGTACCACCAGATGCAACTCCGAGAACAGTCTCAAGAATCATCGTTCCAAAAATACCAGACACAGCATTAACTGTTCCAGCAACGTTTACATTACCACCAACAACCAAGTTAGAGATAAGGTTGACATTACCAGTTACATCTAAAGATGATCCAACGTTGAGAGTGCCAGTCACATTTGCATTCTGCGAAACAGTTAGATTACTTGATACTGCAAGATTTGATAGTAACGAGGTGTTGCCAGTAACGGTGAGTGTTGTGTTGATATTAGCAAAGCCAGAGTTTACATTCAAACTTTGTGCTTCTAGATTTGCCTTGAGCAATGCATAAGTTGTATTCGCAACATCAACAATATTGTTCTCATGACCTTCATCAGCCAATCCGTCAAAGAGATACCAATTACCGTCGGCAGCATGACGAATAAGACCAGTGTGTGAATACGTGCCACTGGTATTTTTTCCACCCATGAAACCAATATCAACAAGATCAGTGAGATCATTATTTGACGCAAGATAAATCAATGGGTCAGTAATGTTCAATGTTCCAACGTTAATATACGTTGTATTACCAGTTAGATAAATGTTACCTGTTACATCAATATCACTGGTGAAGTAGGTAGTGTTAGAGAATGTGATGGAACCATTGATGGTTTGATTTCTGTCAGTTCGGACAACGGTTGAATCAACAGAAACTGTATCGCCATTTGCGTTTGATATACCGTCACCAGCAGCAACATCAATTGTAATTGTGCTACCAAGATCAACAGTACCGCCGCCGATAAGACCAGTTCCAGCAGTAACAACCACATTTGCATTTGCAAGTTTGTCATTACTGATAGAGCCAGCCAACATTGAATTGGTGACTTGAGAACTTCCAATAACAACAACACCAGTATTTGAAATGGTGACATTGCCAGTAACATCACGAGAAATATATTCTCCGTTTGCGTTACCAATTATAATTCGATTATTTTGATCAGCTGCTGTTCCAACGATTGTAACGTCAGAAAGATTTGCAAGGCTAATATTCTCATAAACTTTATCATCAACGTATTCTTTTGTAGCAACGTGAGAATTAGCTGTTGGTGCTACAAGAATATCGAGTTGTTGGAATTGCGCAGAGCCGTTTGCATAACGGCGAACAAAGGTTGTAGAACCATTTGCTGCAGAACCATTATCGAGTAAGTCAGTATAATACTTACCGCCAATGTTCATTACACCATTGGCAGTATCGCCGACGAATAACGTATTACTTACATAGGAATACGCTAACTCGCCTTCTTCCAATGTTGTTGGAGCAACATTAAGCGTAGATCGTTTAATTTGGACTAGTGTGGTCATTAATATGTGCCCCCATCAACTTTGGGTAGAGTTTTGACGACATAGGTATTTGTATTAGATTGGTACACAAGAACGTCGCCCTCTTGTGGTCCTGCAGCAATAACGTTATTTAATTCATCGAGACTTATTGAACTCACTCGCGCAACTTTATTAAAAGTTACTCGACCTACTTTATTCTTATTTGATACTACTACTTGCATTATTTAGTAACCTGCGGAGTGATTGTTATGATACCTTCTACAATTCGAGTCACTGTGTTTGTGGTGTCCGTCATCTTGACATCATATAGATAACGCCCCGCTCGAATATTTGCAGTCGTAGCAGAGTTCATAGAAATTAACACATTACCATTGGCAGCGTTATTAATTACTATAGTTAAATTTGCGGTTGGATTTTTAGAATAATAAGACTTTCGGATCGATCCTGCGAAAGTATATCCTGCGATATTGATCGTCGCGCCGTCGTCACTAATAAGATCCAAATAAGTCTCGTATGTAGTTCCTTGATCGACTGTCAATTCTGCGTAAGGCATGATCTTTTCCGAAATATGTTATTTAATATTTATAAAAAATCAAAACTTAATTGCAATAATATGACGATTTACTTAAACTTCGGTCCTGCAATCCAAATAACTAAAGTTCTTCGAATTCCACGTGTGACTGGAGTTACACGATGCATCACGAAACTTGGGAATGCGTGTACAATTCCCTTTGTTTTATCAAGAGCTCTGGGTTCATTTCCCGTCCAGATTTCTAAATCACCACCATCATACTCAGATGGATCAGAAAGCATCACAACGAGAGACAATTTTCTTGGAGTAGAAGTGCTTTTTCCTTTATCCATGTGCCAAGTATAATGATCGTTTTCTGGACCATAAACTGTATATTGAAAATCTTCTACAAATCCGTATAAATCGAAGTCGAAAAACTGACCGTTTAATTGTCGTGCAATATAAGCCATTCTATCATACAAGAAAGAGGTGCGATTATTCTGATTAATCCATGCGACCTTCGATTTTCTTACGACCTCATTTACATTTCCGTCGTCTAACGTTGCAGAATTATCAGGTGCATAATCTTCACCGATAGAGATAATGTCTTTAATTTCTCTATTCGAGAAACCATTTTCCCACCAAGCATGTAGAGACTCATTGGTCGATTTATCTGGACTTGGTGCAAATTGATATACTGACATTATTTTCTACTCCATACATAATCACGATAATGACTTTCATGAATGCTTCGTTGACGACGAGTAAACTCTAATTCTTCATTCTCTGCATCGGTAAATGCTCTTGTTTCGAAGTCTCGAAAGAGCGCATCTCTCTTAATTGGAATCACTTGTACAAGGGGTGTTCCTGCAGGAATGATTCCGACAAAATTTGGTTCATGAAAGAAGAATGGGAAATTAATAAACTCAAAGTAGCCATCACAATCAACAAGACCAGAGATACAAGTGAACCTTGGATCTGGACGATTGAGTGGTGGAACAAATAGAACTGAGTATCCCTTTGGAACTTTAATTGCCCACCAGTTAAGAAACTTCATTGGTGGTTTTGGGTCATTGGGATTTGGTTCTTGGTCCGTAGAGATCTGAGACTTGCCATGATTCTCGATCATGGTACGATAAAACTGCCATTTATAATGCACACCACTCGCATCGTCATTCGTATTGAACTCAACATCAGCTGCAAGCGGAAGAATCCAACCAACGTTCATGGCGTCTAGAAATGGAGCGCAACGTTTGATTGTACTATTCTTAAATTTGTTTTCTTTGTTAATTTTTGGTGGTAGTGCTTTGAACCACTCTGGCATCAACTTTCTTGCAGGATATGGCTCAGGAAGAACGCCATAATCTTCTTTGTAACACAAGAACTCGATTGTCGGTGTCTTGATGACAGACTTTAACTTATCAAAAAACATAATAACTCCACAATGTATCAATTATATAGGTTACTGTCCTGACCACGATATGACAACCTGACCTGAACCTGATCCAGTGCCAACTGTAATTGCTGCAAGAGCACCAACAGATCTTGTTTTGAGTGATGTGATATTTGAGATTGTTGGTGTACCAGCGGAACCTGTACCACCTGCACCACCAGGAGATCCAGGATTACCAACGTTGCCTGAATTTCCTGGTGCACCATTATTACCAGCAACACCTGCATTTCCAGGAGAACCTGCTGAGCCAGCGTTTCCTGATCCAGCACCAAATCCATCAGCGCCTGTAGCACCTTTATTGCCAGCGTTTCCTGCTACACCATCGGTGCCAGCTGATCCTGCTCCACCTGGATTGCCATTCGTTGCACCAGTGCCGTTTGCACCAGTGGCACCCTTGTTACCTGGATTGCCACCAACACCAAAGCCACCGTCAATACCACCATTGCCAGGATTTCCTGCAGTTGCCCCAGAACCTGGATTTCCTGCAGGACCAGCAACACCCACATCACCGCCGCCACCAGCATTACCACCACCACCATTACCGCCAGCATTACCATTGCCAGCACCAAATCCTGCATTGCCTGATGCACCCTTGTTGCCTGGATTGCCATTTGCGCCTGGATTTCCTTCTACACCAGGATTTCCAGCATTTCCATTAGTAGCACCAGTTCCATCAGCACCTGCATTACCATTAGAACCTGGATTACCATTTGCGCCTGGATTTCCTGCTACACCAGGATTACCCGCATTACCTGCTGTTGCGCCAGTTCCATCAGCACCTGCATTACCATTAGAACCTGGATTGCCATTTGCGCCAAAATTACCTGCTACACCAGCATTTCCACTACCTGCAGGATTTCCAGGATTTCCATCTGCTCCTGTGTTTCCAGGATTACCTGATGCGCCACTATTTCCTGATCCACCCGCTCCACCTAAACCTGAACCGCCGCCGCCGCCGCCACCGCCGCCACCGCCATCAAAAACAGTAGCACCTGGACCACCATCAGCGCCAGCACCACCACCTGGGTTTCCTCCTGGACCAAACCCACCGCCAGTGTCATTAAATCCAGCACCACCAGGTCCACCTGGATTTCCTCCATTACCACCAGCACCACCAGCTCCCTCTGGTCCTCCTGAACCACTAGTGCCCCCTTGACCGCCACCGCCACCTGCGCCGCCAGTGCCACCAGAACTACCACCTGCACCACCTGTGCCTGCATTTCCTGAATTGCCTGGATTGCCAGTAGCACCTTTATTACCTGCACCACCAGCAGTACCACCGTTGCCGCCTGGACCACCTATACCATTAGAACCTGGATTGCCTGGATTGCCTGGGTTGCCAGTGGCGCCTTTATTACCTGCCGTTCCAGCACCGCCAGCATTACCACCAGGACCACCAATTCCATTATTGCCAGGATTTCCAGGATTACCTGGATTTCCAGTCGCACCTTTATTACCTGCCGTTCCAGCACCACCTGCGTTACCACCAGGACCACCTATACCGTTTGATCCAGGATTTCCAGGATTACCAGTTGCGCCTTTATTACCAGGATTTCCTGCTGCACCGCCGTTTCCAGCAGCACCACCAGCACCACCGTTACCATTAAATCCTGGATTGCCTGCATTTCCTGGTGTACCTTTATTGCCAGGATTACCAGCAGCGCCACCAGTGCCAGCATTTCCTCCAGCGCCACCTACTCCATTGCTTCCAGGATTTCCAGGATTACCTGGAGCTCCAGTCGCACCCTTATTTCCCGCAGCACCACCATTACCTGCAGCACCACCTTCACCACCAACTCCGTTAGAACCTGGATTTCCTGAGTTGCCACTTGCACCCTTTGCGCCAGCATTACCAGCAGCACCACCATTACCTGCAGCACCACCTTCACCACCTACTCCATTATTTCCTGGGTTTCCATCGACACCTTTATTGCCAGCATTTCCTGGACCACCAGCAGCACCACCGTTGCCTGCTGCACCAGCAGCACCACCTGGATAATTTGCAGATGAGAATGAAGCAAATGTTGATTGAGAAATTGCTGATATATTTCCTGGATTACCAGCAGTCCCTGAGTTTCCTGCCACGCCTGGATTTCCAGGATTGCCAGGATTTCCTAATGTACCTGAGTTTGCGCCTGTGCCATTTGCACCAGTTGCGCCTTTATTTCCTGGATTACCAGAAGCTCCAGGATTTCCATCAACGCCAGCTGATCCAGCATTTCCGCTTGTTGCACCTGTACCATTTGCACCAGTAGCACCTTTGTTTCCTGGATTACCTGCTACACCGTCGGTTCCAGCTGATCCTGCGCCACCAGAATTACCGTTAGTGGCTCCTGTACCATTTGCACCTGCAGTTCCAGCATTACCTGGATTACCTGCTACACCTGCATTTCCTGGTTGACCTTCACCACCGCCACCACCTGATGTGGCACCAAAACCTGCATTACCTGGAGTTCCAGAAGTTCCTGGATTACCTGCTGCTCCAGAATTTCCTGGAGAACCTTCGCCGCCTGGAT